CACCTGAAGCGTAGATCCCGGGTCTTTAAAGAAAATCAAAAAAGAATAAGGCTGCAAGCTCTCAAGCGGGTGGGCCCGCCCATAAAGAATCAGGGTTCAAGCAATAGTTGACAGTCTACAAGCTGTAGGATATTATAAGATTATGAATAAGAAAGAAGCGAAAGAGATAACCGGAGGACTGAGCGCCCCGGGCAAGATGCCGGAGGGTTCTTATAACCTGCCGGCCAGAGCTTGCCAGACTGGCGCAAAGTTGCGCCAGATTCCTGGGACGCCATGCTTTGGCTGTTATGCTTTTAAAGGCCGCTACAATTTTCCAAACGTTAAGGATGCCTTAACCCGGCGCCTGGAATCAATAACAGATCCGCAATGGGTCCAGGCAATGGCAGTACTCATTAAAGGAAAAAAATTTTTTAGATGGCATGACAGCGGAGATATTCAGAGCGTGGACCATCTTAAAAAAATTTTTCAAGTGTGTGATTTAACACCTACTACACAACACTGGCTACCAACTCAGGAGCGCCAATTTTTACCGCTTCCAGGTTCAAGCATACCTAAAAATTTATTAATAAGATTAAGCAATGCAAAGAATGATACAAAGCCCGGCAGAGCCTGGGACCATTGGTCAACCGTAGTAACAACGCCGCGCGCTGGTCACGTGTGCCCGGCGCCCGAACAGGGCAACACTTGCGGCAGCTGCCGCGCATGCTGGAGCAAAGATGTCAAAGAAGTACAATATAAAATCCACTAAAATTATGAATAGATATGAAGCCTGGCGCAGGGCTCAAGGCTACAGGCCTCCAAGCAAGTTAGAAGCAATTCACAAGCCTACAAGCCCTCAAGCAAAGATGTCAAAGAAGTCCAATATAAAATCCACTAAAATAAAAAAATTTCATGATGAATGGTGCAGGGCTAATGGCTACAAGCTCTCAAGCACAGTCACACAAGGTCCCAAGCCACAAGCTAAGGGTTCAAGCTTCAAGCCTAAGTCTACAAGCTCCAGGATCCGGGAACCCGGATAGAGGCGAAAGGCCCCAAGCTCCAGGGCACAAGCAACCAGAATAAAAGTATTTTTTTTGTGTGTAGTATGAAAAGATATCTGGTGAGGAGAGAACCTCACTTTCATGGATTTTAAGGTAGGAGTTGTCTTTAATTCAAGAGTGAAAAAGTTCCCACTAGGAGGGTAGCCCAAAAGATCAGGAGTGCCGAATAAAGCCCAATTTTCCAGCCGTGTCCACTTAATTCTCTTAGACTCATTTTTTAGTTTTCTCCAAAGTTGTCGCTCGGTTATGAGAGGTCTAACCACTACATTACCAATTTATAATTTACCGATGATTTTGCCAATATTATGGACAGGTTTTTTGCATCTAAAAACTAGTCTGTGGGTCTCGCTGTCACCGAAGATTCGATTCTCAAGCAGCAAAACCTGTGTCATATCGTATATCTCACCGTTTGGCAACTCCACTTGGACCCGTGCGTTTTGAGCAACTTCAGCCTTCATAAACTTCTTCATGACCTGATCTAGAATCTTTCCTGTAATTGCCATTCTGTTGCGCTTATAAAATAAGTATTATATATTGTCAAATATTATGGCTAAATCTGGACCAGAAAAACATCTAACGAGCCAGCAAATAAAATTTGCTCAACTCCTAGTCTACGGAGTAGAAGGAAACGCTCTAAGCAAAACGGAAGCAGCAAAGCTCGCAGGATTTGCAGACCCACAACCATATGGGTCTCGCTTAACTAACCCTACGGAATATCCACTGGTATGCGCGCACATCAGCAATCTCAGGGACGAAGTAAGACAGAAATATGGCATCACTTTTGAGAGACATTTAGAAGAACTTGGAAACATTAGGGACAGGGCCAAAAAAGACAATAGGAATCTAGCAGCTGCTGCCACTACTGAAATAGCTAGAGGCAAGGTAGCTGGATATTATATTGATCAAAAGATTATTAGACACGGGAAGATTGACGACCTCAATCTCGATCAACTCTATGAAAGAATGAGAACAATCAAAGAGAAGAACGAGAAAGTTTTAGAAGCTAAAAAGCTTTTGAATTCTACTGAGGAATCAGAGTCAGAAGATAAAACATCGCAACAAAAAAAATTACCATTGCCACAACAAAGATCTGATCCGGATTCCACATCTTAACTATCTTTTCTTTTTCTTTTTAGATTTAGCTTTTTTCTTCTTACCTTTTTTCTTTTTTTTCTTTGGCATATTGTTATATTTCTCCTTCAATACGTTATACTTTTCTTCACTTATCCAGTCAAGATCTCCCCACGCATCATCATACATTCAGTTTTTCCATCCTTGTAATACATTTAATCGGAAATACATTTCTATCAGAGAACACCTCATCCTTCGCGTCATAACTTGCAAACGTCCATAAAAACTTTTTAGTCCTTTTATACACATACGCAAACGATATCATCTTAGAGCATTCAAACTTATCAAACTCGTCAGCCGTGGCATGGCCTCCATCAGCTGTGATATCCAGCCACGAAATCTTATAGAAGTAATACTTCTTCTTATTAATCTTAACATGTTTGTATTTCGATTTTTTTCTAAACATTTTGATACCATGAGGGTATTGTATACCTCCTCCCACCTAAAACCTTTTTTACACCGTGCCCATTGCTTTTGCCGCTGTCAAATACTATACAGCTTAAAGCCTTCATTTTAAACACTTCCTCTGTACCATCCTCGTTTTTAAAAAACAATTCCCCTCCAGTATAATTATCATTAAGATAAACCAAGGAAGAATAATCCATTGTATCATTGTTTTCTAGCTGTCTATCTACATGTAGAGGCATAAAGTGCCCTTCTAACCACCGGCACATTCTCATTGATTGCCATTGCTTGGTTTTAGTAACAAAATGGTGGTCGATGAACATTATATTTTTATGTGCATAGTAATTTAAAAGATTTCTTATTTGAGGATCTGGAATATTATTAAAATGAATATTTCTATCCTTATGAAAAGCCCTCCCATCATCACATAAATGGTCATTTTCATCAAAGAACTTCATCAGACTAACAGCATCATCTGGATGGACGAAGTTATCTATGAATACTCTGGTTGGCATCTATCTGTATACCCCTCCCCCTATAAAATAGTAAATGAAAATAGTGAATCATGTGCGCGCGCCCCTTAAGTTGTTGGTATTGCTAGCTTATTGACGATAATTGAACTTTTGCTTAAATAAGTGTTGATTATCAACCTTCATTTTCAAATTGTACCTTTTGTACCCTATTGTACCTTTGCAAAAGGTACAAAAATGAACGAATAAGTGTTGGTATATAACAATTCTAGACTTTGTACCCATTGTACCCACCTTTAAAAAAAAATAAAAAAAATTTTTTTATTTCATTGAAAACACTGTATACAAGGGTACAATGCAATTAATGGCTAATTTCCTTGCTAATATCCTCATTTTTGTCGCTTTCCTTATTTTCGTCGTGGGTACAATTCCTATAATACTCATCCACTTTACGAAGGAATGCGTGTTGGTAGCCGACAAATTCCTTGTCCGTAACCTCAAACTTCTGAAAAAATTTATCTTTAGAACACATTAGAATGATTCCAGACTGTATTTTGGTCTGATAAACATAATTGTGGGCCATTGCATAGGCTCCTAATTGAATGAAATAGTCTTCTATCCATTCTCTCCTTTTGGGCTTGTTGGTTTGTTTAAAGTCTATTATACTTTCACGCCCGTTGTAGATTCCTACAACATCCGTGGCCCCTGCATAAAGGTCCGGATAATACAATGTCACTTCACTCCCCCAAATTTCTTCCAGGTCCCCGAGCCCTGATTCAATAATCTTTTGCGCCATGGGTTCCGCCTCTTTACCGACTGACGTCAGGTCCTTGTGCCCTGTTCCCCGGACATACGCCTCCAGATACGTATGCATAGCGGTGCCTCTAAGGGCTGCTACATCTCGTACTCGATCGGCTGCCTGAGCCCCGAGCCTTGCTTTCCAGTTCGCAAGACTCTGTCGCTTCTCTTCCGACTGGGTTGCGGAGATAATAGTCGTGACGCTCGGTAGCTTGGTCTCCTTAATGTCATAGTGCCGTTTGCCTTCAATCAGGGATCGTTGGGACTTGGGATAGATAAATTTCTTATTCCACTTCATATTCTTTTCCTAGGGACCACATGGTTTCGGTACCGGCTCCTAAGACTCCTTTGATAACATAGTTAAAAGATAGGCAATAGCGTGCGTCATCCGATTGGTTGGTGCCCACACTGTGCTCTAAAAAAGACGGAAACATCACAAGGGTGCCGTCTTCGGGAGGGATCCAATAAGTATTGGAATTATGAATATTTTCTTCTTCAAATGGAATTTGAAGTATAGGACTGAACAGATTGTTTTGGATGAGTTTATTGTGAAAAAAAATATTGCCTGAAGTAGATGAAGTTTTAATATAGAAGACACCGCTAATAATAGAGTTTTGGTGATAGTGCTTTTGAGCCCAATGGCCAGAATCATGCTGCATGCACCAGGAATTCTTTAAAGAAAAAGTTATCTCATGTTTAACTTTCAAAAGGTCTCGGGTATAAATATCCACATGTTTATTTAGTTTTTTTAGGAGGGGTCTAAATCTTGCTTCATGAAGGACATATTTAGTTTTTGATATTCTTCCATTACGAGGTCGAATATCTTCATATTGTTGATTGATTAAATTTTGTATTTCAGTGTCAGTAAGATCCATCTTACTAACATAAAGCGGAGTATGAAATAAAGGAACCACCTCATATTCTTTGTGTGTCTTTGTCCGATCTTCCTTCATTTTTCCGATGATACAGGTTCCGGTCATTTTTCGGAGTACTCCTCTTTAATTAATTTTTCTGATGGATGGTAGACTTCAACGTGGCAGTGGCACTTGGGACACGACAGGTTGGTGACGATGTCGTAATCCCCGTTCCCTTCTTCAATATCATGGTCTCCGCCCCAAATAAGTTCTTTCTTGCAGTGCCAACAGTTCATTTAATATCCTTAAGACTGTCTCCAAACTTGCCCATCCAGGCAAAGTCGCCGT